CCAGAGAGAACCCGCCCGAAGGCGGGTTATTTATTACTGCAGCTGCGCCAGCGTGAAATAACCGTCAAACACCGCGCCGGTATCAATGTAGTGCAGGTTGTGAAAATCATATCGCTTATCCACGGGCGTATGACCGAACCAGAAATGATCCGCACCGCAAATCCCCTGCCCTCTGCCTGCCATAAATCCCATTAACCGATCCCGCTCCCATAGCACCCGCCGGGCATCGACCGGTTTTTGCCAGACATATTCCGCTGCCGGATAATCGGCATGGGCGATCACATTCAGACCGTTTGCGCAGGTGATCTCAATGATATGCGGCAACTGTCGGCATGCTTCGAATAATGTCATTGCCTGCTGTTGCTGGAGGTCATCAAGACGCGTAAACCAGATCCCCCCATTGAGCGTCCAGAGGGCGAAATCATTATTATCCAGGCTGTCGATTGCCATTTGCTCATGATTACCCCGTACTGCACGAAACCATTTTTCATTGATGAGCTGTAAGCACTTAACGCTATCCGGGCCACGATCAATCAAATCCCCCACGGAGATAAGCAAATCCTCATAAGGATTAAAGTGACGGCGTTTCAGTTCGTCCAACAGCCACTGATAGCAACCGTGTATATCGCTCACAACCCAGACGTGACGCCACTTACTACCATCGATTCGCTGATACATAAGGCCTCCCTGAATAAGTATAGCTGCATCAGAAATTGCCAATGTCAGCACCGGATATCACAAAGCCAAACAAACAGTAAACCAAACGGAAATAAAGATCCTCCCACTATTAATCCTTTTTTATTGGCCCTTTAGAATAAGCACTAAATAAAAAGAGAGGTTTCAACGTGTCCAATACTCACCTGCATAACGATGTGCTTTTTCCACATCGCACACATATTATTTCCGACCTGGTCAACGGAAAATGCGTTCCGGGCCCTATCTGGAAAAAGCGTGAGTATCGACTGAAGTTCCTGTTACGCTCGCTTTTGTTCTGGTCTTCTACCCGACGCATGCTGGAGGCACTCTCTGGCCGGGATGATTTCGACCGACTGTTGGCCTCGCAAATTACGTTACCCAGTAAAACCCACCGCCAGTATCTAATGCGCGGTCTGAATGCCGGCGACCGTGCTGACGCGATCGTCAGCCACTACCACTGGATCGATGGTCTGAAAGACCCTTCCCTCGCCCATGCGCTGACCAGCCCTCTGGAGCAGCCTGTGGTGCAGTTCAGGGCTAAAAATGAGGTGCTCTATACTGTCAGTGCCTCCTCTGCCCATAAAGCCGAGCGCGAAGGTGAAAGCACGTTGTGGCTGCGCGATGACGAAAATACCTTGCTCGCAAGCCTGACTTTTAGCGTTGCACGCAGCGCGGGGCAACGGGTACTGGTGATCGGTGGGCTTCAGGGGCCACGCCGCGGCGTCAGTCGCGATGTGATAAAACAGGCCACCCGCGCCTGCCACGGCCTGTTCCCAAAACGCGTTCTGATGGAAGTCATTTTCCAGCTGGTCGCGCAGTCCAGTATCCGCGCTATTTATGCCGTCAGTGATGAAGGGCATGTTTTCCGCGCGTTGCGTTATCGCCTGAGCAAAGGTCGCCATTTCCACGCCAGCTACGATGAGTTTTGGGAAACGCTGGACGGCAAAAAACGCTCAACTTTCTGCTGGCAGCTGCCGCCAGAGATGGCGCGTAAATCCCTGGACGAGATTGCCAGTAAGAAACGGGCCGAATACCGCCGCCGCTTTGAGCTGCTTGATGAAATCAAAACGGCCATCAACGCCCGCTTTTAGCCCTGAACCTTGCTTTCGCCAGCCACATGTAAGAATTGAACAAAACCGTCTAGAATGGCTGAATGTCTGCCTGCCTGAGAGTGGTATGTTGAAAGGAGGCTCACCGGGAGTATCCCATCTGAGAAAGTGGATGACTGGATTTTATTTTTTTCACTCAGATTAAAAATCATACATCTGCTGTGTGTTTTTTCCGAAACACTATGCGTACCGAAACACCGCAGCAGGGTGCCAGCCTCTTACGCCTGGTTAAGTGGTTATTTATCCCGATTCATGTCTGGAACATGTGCTTATTCTGGCTATGTGGTAATGCCATGTGCTAAAGCAGACAAATTCACACTCGTTGAGATTCAGTAAATGATTGCCATAGCACGGCAAGCTCGTAATCCCTGACTGCAACCTTAACCATACAGTGCAGCCAGCTATTGCATATAGTGAGGCTGCTCAGTTAGCATTAAGATAAATTATTATATCAAGAATAAGGAGAAGACAGTGATCAAATGGCTCAGGAAAGCAAACAGATCGAAAAATTATTATCTAAAAAGAGCCAAATTAAAGCTCAAGTTGAACTTATTAAGTGAAATTACTGCTCGTTCTCGAGCCAATAAGACTGGGAGTGATTTAGGCACAAATCATTTAGTAATACCTTTCATCGCTAAAGGTATTGGTGATGCTGTTGTTATTGGTGGGGTGATTAATACTCTGGTGAAACATAATTACCGAGTTTCTGTAATAGCAGACAAGAGAACTTATTTTCTATTTAAAGAATGGGATAATTTAGATGGACTATATTTATATGAAGCCAATAATAAAGCCCCCCTACTTAGTGCGCTGAATGAAATCAGCCCATTTATTTTCATTGATTCGCATGAGGTAACACACTCTAATATTGATACATTTAATTTGATTAGACTATCAAAGCCTTATAAGACCATTGGATTCACAAGCAAATATCGAATATATGATGAAGTCATTAAAATAAAAAAACCTCTGGCGCATATTAGCACCCGGTACATTGACATACTTGAAAGGTTAGGGATCAGTGTAACAGATTATGATTACTCAGTTATTATACCTGACGAAGATGCTAATGCGGCACGGGAGTTTATTAAAAAAACCACCAATAAAAAAATAGTCTCATTTATCCCTTACGGTAGCGTCAGTGAGCGTTTTTTCTCAGCATCGCAAATTGAAGCCATAACAAATCATATGGCTAAATACGCCAATTCTTATCACATGATCATCCTCGGTGAGCAACACAAGATTGCCACTATCCCAGATTCAGAAAATGTCACTAAAAATACAATGCCGTCATTCTTTTCTGCCGCACAAATAATCAAAGATAGCGCTCTGGTTATTTCCCCCGACACATCATTTGTACATGTGTCAAGAGCATTCCAGAACAAACTGATCTGTGTTTACCCTTTAAAAATACTCGTCGCACCAGCAGATAACGCAGATGTGTGGGGGCCAAACTACAAATTAGCTATACAGGTGAGACTGAAAGAACGTCGGGTTATGGATGCCGATATTAGGCCTATACTTTCTTTAATTGACGAGCAATTGAATGACGCTGCTGTAAAAGAATAAGCAAACGTGTCCAGATGTAGCTCTTGTATTGTCACCAGCTATCTCAGGCCACTGTAAATCAGGAGCCTGAGTACAATCTCCCCTACTTTAGGGCGCGTTAAAGCGGCGCAACGACCTCTTCGGCTTCACTCAATATTTTTTCTTTCTCACCTTTGCTTCCGCGATAATATCAAAAGGCAGTGGCAACACAACCTGCTGATAAATATTAACGCCCCCTCACTTTCAGCAGAACAACTTACTGACCGCGCACCTAACTGTATTCCCTGTCAATATCGTACATCACATTTACTCCTACTATAGAAGTTACCGGACACCCCGAGATGATTCCTTTCACATATGTGGAGATAAGGGGATTGCTGGCCTCAAGCCCGATAATATAATTGAGTCTCTTTTTGCGCAGAGGGTAGATACACTGTGGCGGTGGAATATTGATATAAAGCGTGCACTGTGCCAGGTCACCATTCGTTTACCAGGACCAAACTTATCGGCCTGAGCTGTAGGTGTATCAATTCGATGCATTGTCTCTTCCTTCCGGGTATGCAAAAAAGAAGACGATATGCGATGGCGCCAGTTTTTCCAGGACGCACTCTGCGACTATGTCGAGGTTCTGAAAGTGTTCGATTGTTGCGGTGGCATAACCCAGTGCGTCCAGCTGATTGCGGTTAACGCCCCTGCCACGTTCGCTTTAGCGTCAAGACGCGCCTTTCGCCTGACAAGCGACTGCACGCCATCTGGTGTACCGGGGTCCGGCAGGCCCTAAACGGTTTCATAGCGATCAGTTTACGTGTAAATGAATTGTGAATGTTAAAAACGGTGTGGTATAACGGGAATTACCGAATATTGAATTCGGACAACTTTCGGACAGTGAGCCGTAAGTAACTGAAATAAAAAGCAGATAAAAAGAGACCGAATACGATTCCTGTTTCTGCCAGCTCTTATATTTTTTTGTTAAATATCAAGCAGTTAAGAACAGAAACGAGCAAAAACCGTCCTGAAATAGCTGCAAATACATGCACTAAATTTCAAATACTTATCACTTTTTTCGTGTGCATTCGTGGATTTATGGTGGATGCATACGTAAAAAGTTAGTGTTAACAATTCATTAAATTCAAAAATCAGCCCTTGCTTCGCATCAAGTAAGCACGCTCCTTTCCTTAGTGATCATTCTCTTCACTCTTTAGAGTTATGTCCGCTAAGATAGATACCAATATCTTAAATCTTGTATCGTCGGAGTTCTTTTGTGATTTATCATTACACTGATCTAAATGCCACAAAATCAATCTTAGAAAACTCAAAACTTTGGTTAACAGATTATAATTTTTTGAATGACAAACAAGAATTTAATCATGGCTTTAATATTTTAATAGAATGTCTTGAGGAGTTTGAAGATTTCCCTGATGAATGTTCTGAAAACTTCATTCATCGGTTTAGAGAAGCTGTTAAATTTATCAAACAGGATAACTTCTCTATGCTTGAAAAGAATAAAATATTTGTTACATCTTTCAGCATGGCACCCGACTCTTTGAACCAATGGAGAAGTTATGGGATGTTCTCTGTTGAATTCAACGAAACATACTTCCCAGAATTACAAGAAAAAGAAGATTTATATTATTTGGATTGCCATTATATTTTAGATTACAATGAAACTAAAGAATACGCCGAAGTACTCATAAAAGAGAAAATCCTACCTGTTTTGTTACAATTATCAGATCGTCAATATATGATGCTGATGGATCTGGAGCTTTCCTATCTCATTGATATATATGCACTTTCATTCAAGGATGGAGCATTTGTTGATGAGCAGGAAATGCGCTTAGTGGTTAGCTGTGCTCCTGATGAGGATAGTATTCAATTTAGAGCGAAAGGCAATATACTAATCCCATATCTTGAACTGGAGTTATCACCACTCTCGATCAACTCAGTAACTATAGGGCCAATCGACAATCAATCTTTATCAGCATCATCATTAAATATGCTTGCATCAAAGATAAGTAGGCGCATACAAATGAATATAGATAATGAGTATTTCTTGACCATTGAAACATCGGACATTCCATATAGAAGTTTATAAAATTCAAATTTAATTAATAGCGCGATATTTATCGCGCTACGTACTTATATAACAGGATTATCATCAAATTCCATATTACGCATGTCGTTAACCGCATGCAGGATCACACCAAAAATCCCGTCCTCTTCTTCAGTGTTTATCCGGTCCTTTCGACCATCACCGCCCAGGCTTTCAAGATGCTTATATGGGTGAGTCCTGAACCGCCTAATATAAAACTCCCCCGCCAGCTTGCAGACGACCACCGAACCATCGCAAGGGGTAGCCGAGCAATCAACGATAAGAAGCGCCCCCTGAGTTATTCCGGCACGCCAGTACGTGTTAGCCGCCTTCATGAAGTACGTAGCGCTCGGGTGAGAAATGAATAACTTACCCAGCGATATCCGCTCTTCAATGTAGTCAGTAGCTGGTGAAGGAAACCCCATCTCAAAGTCCCCCGTTAGGATTGAACAGCATAAAAGTACGCGCTTCCCCTTCTTCAGAAGAGATATCCTTGAAGGTTGTCACATAGCACTCGTTCCAGTTGTTAGCCTGCTTCAGCGACCATTTCCAGTTGATCGCCTCAAACTGTTTAACAAAATCCTCTGTGGTGAAGTAGAAATTAGTATGAATCTGGCTGTGAGGTTACATGCACTGGCGATTATATTTAAATCTCTTAAACCCCGTGTTCACCACGGAGATACGATGATAACTTTACTTGCGCTATAATCCCCGCCTCTGGCATTTACCGTTGTGACACGGGAATTGATAGTGATTTTATTTAAAGTTGTATCAACATTGGCATTAAGAGCGCCATTTACTCCAGGTGCTATTGTGTAATCCGCACCACCTAGAAACTCGACAACAGGCTTTCGTCCGCAGTCGATAACACCGGTCACACTCGCGTCTGAAGATTCATTTGAGGTTAGCACTCCGTGATCCAGTATCGTATCCTTTAACTGCAAGTCACATTTTATCGCAGGAGGCAAGGGTTTTACACAAAAACGGTTTCCTGAATTTGCAGCAGTAGTGGCATCGATCACTCCCATGGGGGTATACAAAAGCGTACCACTCATTATGCCGAACAGAACGCACTCTCCTCCGGGTCCGGCACCGCCATGTGGCCCCCAGGTTAGACCCGTCGTGCATGTCGAGGAGGTTGTTAATTCCCAACTGTTACCAGAAGCGAGTGCACAATTTTGGGTCCCTGGAGCATGATTCGCACCAACATCCCAGTAACATTCACTAAACGGTGACTCATTTCCTGGCATTTGTGATCCTCTAGAGCAATGAATACCAAATACTCTTATAGATTGGGGGGAAGAAGATGGAGGTTTGATAAGTTCAGATTGTTCAAGAAAAACCGTACCGTCGTGTTTATAATAAACCCCACTGGCACACGTTGTATTAGGATTATTGCACGAAGTTATAACCGGGTTCGAAATGCTTGGCCATCGAACCGCATGTGCATCACATACCCACATCCCCATCAGTAAAAATAACTTAAATTTCATTATCCTTTTCCTTTCTTGATTCCTGAATACTCGTTTACTGATAATTTATGCCTCCATACGAAGCAACCTGCTGATATTTGACGCACCGGAATGAGCAACGCGCAGAATTCTCTGCATACCACAACAACAAAACTTACTGGTTATCAAATAGTTTCCAAAGGGAATAACATTTTAGATCATAGTCAGGACCAGCTTTTTTGTGTCACTTCTAGGAGGCTGTTGAATTCCTTAATATAGTTTTCAACGATCAATTACATGACAACAATCAATAATACCGATCATATGTTAAGCTGCAATTTTCACTATTAGAATTTCAGATTTTTCCAAGAACAAACTTAACTTCCCGAATTATAGGTATTACATATCAATGTTCCTGCCATCCCTTCCACACCAACGGCTCACCAAACCCACAGCGGCGATATTCTTTTGTGGAATCATACGGCCAGTAGAACTGACGGCAGGCCCCTTTGCTCACACCCGTGGCAACCACGCGTATAGCCCCCGCCGTTTCCTCCGGATAATGATTCTCTGGCGTGGCGTTGCTGCTCACGCTCTGAAAGTAATCCCCCGGGGTGGTCAGTTCATCCAAGTCCTGATCCTGCGGCAGAGATTCTGTTGCCATCGGTGCAGCACCGACATCTTCCGCTGAAAGACTGTCTCTGGTTGCCAGCTCTCCCAGCCCGATATGATCCCGCGCTTCGGCTTGCGCCTCTTCTCCGGCGTCAGCGATTTCGGAAAGGTTATTTTCAATCCGTAAAAATTCTTCTACCACCTCCCCCGCTGTTACCTTGATCGTTCTGGAAGCCGAAACGCCAGAATTCCCCCCTGTAACTGCGACCGTTGCCGTGCCTCCACTTCGTGCATCAATCTGTCCATCAATGAAAGTAATTACCGACGAATCTGAAGAACTGTACTGAACGGGTTCGGTAAAATTCAGTGGCGTAAAAACAGTACCGGCAGTGAATGTTTCGCCTTCTTCCATTTCCTCTGGCGCGATCAGTTCAATTTTCTGCAGCCAGATTTGCTGCGTTACCGTCGCGATGCCGGTGACTGTTCCGGCCTCAGTCTGGACAGTGGCAATAATGGTCTGCTCACCCGCTTGGTTTGCTGCCGAGCGGTATAAGCCATTTTCGTTTATGCTGCCAAGCGAAGCATCAGCCACGCTCCACGAAATGACATAGCCGGAAGCAACACTTGCCGGAAGGATCGTCCCGGTAAACTGACGGCTTTCCCCTGCCTGTATGGTCCCTGTCGACGGAGAAACAACTATGGCGGTTGGATATTCCACCCCTTGCTGCTCTTCGGCCTGATCTGTTTTAATAATGTACATAGCCGCAATATTACGCGGCCTCGTTTCATCCCCGCCTTCCTCAGACGTACCCGCATTTGTGGTGATTCGGGTATATTTACCCGGCCAGTAAACGCCACGTATAGCACGTGGTCCGACAAGACCATCACTCGCACGTTCTACAGGAGCGGAATGAGCATGCTTTTCAAAGGCACTCATTTGTTCGCTGCCAACATCCCTGCCGACATCAGGATCGATGCCTGCGCCGTTATCCCAGGCGCGAATAAATCGCCCTCGCCAGTCCGGCACTCTGCCGGAGGGATATAATCTGAAAAGCTCAGGGTTTTCGGCCGTATTGAAAGCCTGTCCGTTTACTTCAATCCAGCCATCTGGCGGCGTCCTGCCGCCCCAGAGCACTATTGCACCGACAGGAAGAATAAAGGGGGTAACCGTCGTATTGATCGACTCTTCAATCTTATCTTCGAGTTTATCCGTCACTTTTTTCAGACGGCGCGGAGTAATGATTTTCGTGCCGCTCGTTCCGGCAGTGGTTTCCTGTTCGGTCGCTTCAGCAAAAATAAACTCCTGCCACTTTGATTCATCCGATCCCGGCGTAGCCGTGTTGTTATCCACCAGTGATACGTAGTTTTTAAATGCGTCGGTAATGCTGGCACGATAACGAATGACAGTACCGGCAGCATAGGCAAATGCCGTTCCGTTGTTGTCAGCCGGTGTGATGAATTCAGGGAACGCCGCCGACTGATACTGACGCAGGGCAACGGTGACAGCGTTGAACATGAAATTCATCACCTCACGCTCTACCGGCTTCGCGTTGGCATCGGCGTCCATATCCTTTTCATAATCAAGGGGCCAGCCTTGTGGCCAGTTTACGCTGCCATCTGCAGTTACAGTTTCAGGGATGGTGGAGGTGTCGCCGTTTGACGCAAACGGCACGCGAAAGAATACCTGATCCATATTGACCTCTTTAACTCATTCCATTCTGTGATGGTGTGGTACCAACAAGTAATCTCAGCGAAAGCTTACACTGAAGAACAGCACCGTTCTCTGCAGTCCCGACAGGTTCTAGGGTGGACAAGTCCCAGGATTTGTAGGGTTTGTGAGACATGATGACGGACACGGTCGTTTTTATCGCTGCAGCGGAAATAATGGTTTGTGAAATGAAATACTGTGCAGGGATATACTCACCATTTTCATTTGTGAAAATATACTGGGGCTCGACCAGGATGAAGCGCTGGATCCCCACCCCACCGAGCGATGCAATACCAAGCGGATTAGAAAGATTAGTCGTCAGTGCGTAGACGCGAGTACCGTCAGCCAGGCTTTTAAACTTGTCCAGTAATCCGTTGTATGAAGAAGAAACAAACTTCGGAATGATGGGGTGAACACCATTCACGAACAGACCGGCAGAATGGTCCTGGAGCAGGTTTGTTTTTAGAGGATCAACCGTGACCTGTGCCTGTAACCACGCCAGAAAATCGTTTTCAGTCCCCTCATGACCTGCCCCAAGCCAGACCTGATAGGCCGATTTACCTTCCCGCCCCGGCTCACCATCGGTCCCGGCCTCTCCCTTCAAGGAAGCCAGAAATTCCTGTTCGCTGCCTTCATTACCGGCTGCAAGCCATATCTGATAGGCAGACTGCCCGTCCTGCCCCGGATTACCGTCCTTTCCGTCCAGCCCGTTCTCACCGCGTAGCCAGTCCAGAAAATCAGCTTCCGTTCCCTCAAACCCTTCATCAAGCCAGATTTCATAGGCGCTGGCCCCCTCTTCTCCGGCCGGGATCAAATCCCGCACCTGGCCCAGTGTGGCCTTGCGCGTTTCGCCGTTCTGCACCAGGGGGAACACCTCATCCTCAAGCAGACGGTCGGCGGGCGGGAGGTCAGAAATTTTCACCCCATCGTCGGCGAGCTTCACGCTTCTCTGGTGACGGGCAGACGTGGCAGAGCGCCCCGGACGCTGCCTGCGCCCGGGTAAATTTTTGTTTGTCATGGATGACTCCGTTACTTCAGGAAATGGAAAGTGGCTCTGATTCGAGTTCAAGCATTTTACATGTGGGTAATACAAGCATTGCGCGGGCAATGACTACACAGGGAACGGGCAGACCTCCGACAGCGAAACGACCCTCGCCGTTCGTCACCACGTAACGCACGGTTTGACTGCCGTTGGGGTGGTTAATGATAATGGCAACGTCCTGATCGGCCACATCTACATCATTGATAATGATCTCCCCGGCCACCACGTTGTTACGCCGGACCAGCGTTATCGCACCGTAATAATGCACCGGCGGTGTGCCATCCCCGTACCAGAACGGTGCGTTACCAAAATTATTGTTGTGTCGCCCGAACCCGAAAGGCTTGCGTTTAATGACACGGTGTTTTCGCATACCCACACCCTGTGGTCGGGGGATGAGATCGTAATCTTCCACCAGCTCTTGCACGGCAATACTGACGGTGTCCTCATGCCATACCAGCCGCATGGTCATATCCTGTGCATCGAGCACGGTGACGTTAACGTCAAGAATGTAATCCGCTGCGGCTTTCACATCGTCGATGGTGGCGATCCCGTTGTTCCTGCAGATTTTGGCCTTTATCATTTTTCGATAAAGCACATCATCCACTTCAGCCACTTCACATCCTGGATAAAAGCGCCCTACCGGTCGCTTACGGTACCCGGCAATACGCCCACAGATATTGAGCTGCTCGCCTTCTGCATTATCGATGTCCAGGATGTTACGGACCTTCTCAATCTGCTCGACCATTCTGCTCTGGGCCACGTCAGGGAGAGACAGAATCCACTTGACAAGTTTCGGGGCATTTTTGTACTGCCAGTAAATTCGGCTTTTCGCCTTATCGCTGAATTCAGACATAATTTATCGTGATGTTCTCCGTACTGAATACGCCGAGCTGGTTGAACTTAACGGGGATCACGCTCCTGTTAATTTCACCTGCAGCCGTACCGATAGAAATATTGCTTACGTAATCATCAGCGCCGACAAAGAAGTTTGCAGGGGTGTAAAGCCGTCCTGCTGCAAGTGCTTCACCGATTCGAAAACCCTGCTTTGCAAAGCCCGTAGTTTCGTCAAAGCCCACCAGCGTGTAATCCACGATGGCCTTTTTAATTTTCGACTTCTCGTCTTCGCCCAGCGTGCTGGTTTTGATATCCACCTGGACATAAACGGCCACGTACTCTGGTCGAAAGAAGGTAATGTTTACGGGCTGGCCCTTCGGGGTGAACGTGTCCACGCTGATTTTGTTCGGAAAAGTGTTATAGCGATTCAGGCCGCAGCCGGGATTTTTATGCGTGGCCATCGCCAGCACGATGGCGTCAGTTTCCCCGCCGTCGATAAATATCGCCATCGAGTGGCCATATACACCGTGCTCGTCAGTTTCATTTTCGACGTTCTCATGAACCAGCGTCTGTTTAACACCCGTCACGTTATCCAGAGCGGCTTTGATATTGTCGATCTGGTTATTGCCAGGCAGCGCCACCGAATAATTACGCCTCACCCGAAAGGCGTTATCGCTCTCTTCGGCTTTCCCGAGACTGGCCCCCTGAGTGTTCGTCACAGCGCGTATACGGGCAACTGGTGAAGCAATGATGGTGAGCGTGCCTGGATTGGCGCTCTGCGCACCGGCAGTCGTACACGTAACGCTGACGGATGCCTTCCCGCTGGTATCGGTGATAACCTTCGCGTCCGTGGCCCAGAGCGTGCCAGTCACGCGATGGCGAACTTTCACACCCGCCGGTATTTCGATTAGCCCGTCCCCTTCAAACTCTACAACGTCCGTTGAGAAGCTTTCCGGCTGGCGCTGTAAACCTGCAAACGCCGCTATGCGGTCAAGCTGTTGCCCTTTGGCCGCGTTCGGGTCCGCAGAGTGGTAAGCGTTTATAACCTCTTCATCAAGATTAGCGAGTAACTCTGACCAGACAGCGATCGCCATTCCGTCAGGCGTTTCGGGTGTCAGGTTCCAGCTGCTGTCTATCCCGAGGTATTTTTCAGTCACCTCGTCTTTGTATTCCTGAAGGGTCGTTCCCGTCGCGCCGTGTTTCGTTATTTCAGCCATTAGAGATCCTTGTCATAAAGGAGTTCGAACTGTTCGTTGTTGATGTCGGTCAGCGTGGCCCTAACCGTGAACGTGCGTTTTCGGGTGTCGCTGTCCATATCGAACGTGTTGATCGCCAGCACGCCCGTAGTGGAAAGAATGCGCTGCTTTATGTTGGCTTCAGCGATATCGCGCGAGGATTTACCGAGGATGCTCTGAAACCACGGCGTACCATCAGTGGCATCAAGAAAATACTCCCCTATAAAAAGACGAAGCCTGCAAATGCAGGCTTGTCGGGTTTCTTCTTTTCCGGTAACAAAATGTTCGCCACTCGTAACGATATCTCCTTCAATAAAATTTCGTATCAAATACACCTCCATTTAAAGAGATTATTATTCTTCTCGGTATCCAAATGTTTTCCTGATACCTCTAAGAACAGGAATTAAGACATACATATAGTTTGCATCAGGTGCCACAGCCTCAATGAAATAATTAAAAGCATAGCGTTTCCTTACAAAATACTCTTTTATTTTAATAATAAAATCTTCTAACCCATTCATGTCCTTTATTAATGGGGTTTCGTTAATAATGTTATTGAGCAATGCAATCTTTAACTCTTCATCGAGTTCTTTGAAGAGAGTGTGGATGTCATGCGTCCATTTCCCGCTTGGCATTTGCAATGTGGAATGCATTATGTGTATGTTTGCTTCCCCGTTCTCAACTTGCTCCTCACTCCCAAGAGCTATTGTGCTTTCATCAATAACAAATGCATGAGCAGGTTCGAATTTTCGAATAACCAGTTCAGATTTAAAATATAACTCAATTGCTAATAGTGAATTAGTGTAAACAACATTACGCTTTGGTTCATGAGGGTCATTTCCCAAAGTCTCAGCCATTGTTAATGCAGCTTCTGAAAAGCCATGAGCCATATCAGAAATATAACTACGCTCAATCCAAATTGTGTTCGTTAGACCAGGATTAGCTTGTTCTTTTGGCATGTGGTCACTCCCTTTAAAATTTTGATAGAAAACTTTTAGAAGCATATCAAGACATCAAAGACAATGACCAGTTTAAATTCATGGGCTTATACTTGTCGCTACGCTATTCAGGCTCTTTTGTTTTAGAGCCACCAGTTTCAACACCTCCATGTTTATGCGTTGAGCCGATGTTCTTCCCGTTGTGCGTAAGCCCGTCAGACGATAGAGAAAGCGTTTGCCCCCCCACTTTGAGGTTTATCCCACCATCAGAAAGATGAAACCGCACGGAGCCGCTGGCGTTGCTCATACCGATACCTTCAGTGGGTAAACCAGAAATACAGGTGGAGCGTGAGCGGTAGCCAGGGGCAAAAAAGGCATCGGTCGCATCGAACATGCGAGCATCGAGAGGACGAACGGGCCCTCCCTGCTCGATCCAGTAATCAACGGAACGCTGCGAAAAATGAATGAGTCCTTCAGTGCCTTCCGGCAGTTCATGAAAAACTGACCAATTCGCAGTACCTGAAAACTGAACCGGAACATGTTTGATCTCAGGCAGCGTATTAAACACTCCCTCTCCCTCATGCCGCTGAATACCTATTTCAACAATCGCACGCTGCAAATCGGGATCATATCCCGTCACCTTGCCAGGCAAGCAAAACATCAGATCCCACAAAAGTTGCGGCCTGAGTTGCATCATCATCGTGAGAAAAGGGTTTGTGTCCTTCATATCAACTTCCTCGCCACAAACAGATTGCGGTCGTTTTCCAAGTGTTTCCCCAGAGCGCTCCTTCGTGAGTTGTTCTGAGAATGGTGAATTTTCCGGTTCTGCGCTGTTTTTCAGCAAGGTTCTGGAGGTCAGTAAAATAGGCCTGACTGAAATTGAGTGTCCAGAATCTGGAGGTAACATTCATCACATCGGCTGGCTGAAGTTGATAATTCAGTTTTACGTCAACCTCCAGAGAACTTGCATACCAGCGCGGAGCACCCTCCATACCGCTCAAAGCTGATATGTCATGTTCTACCCAATCACGCGACGCACCATCGCGGATAATTAGCGTACGCGTGGGAGTATGGAGCCACCAGAATCGGAAAAATTGTTTCAGCTCGTCTAGAAGGATTCGGCAAAGTTTTCCGCCTGCATTGCGGCCTCTGATCAGCACAGGAAGATCTGAGAAATCACCGACAAACTCGACGGGAGCGCCCAGCCCTTCGGCAATATCTCTGATGACCTCCTGATACGGCGTGTTATCGCCCCATGACTGGTAAGATGTTGCATCCCATTCCGTAGATGTCGCTGAGCAGTAGAGTTTTATACAGGTGCTTACGCCATCCTTTGCTACTTGAACATTATTGATTCGGCCAGTAAAAATCACGCCAATATCATCGCCATAACCCGCTTTAAGGCTCACCGTTCCATAATTATTACCTGCATCATTTCTTATCTGGATCAGTTCTCGCGCCCTGGATGAAATACCAAATACTGTGATGCCGGCAGTCGCATTTGTATGCTGCGGAAAATTATCAATCAGAAAGCGCGTTTCAATAGGCGGGGCATAGGTCAGAACTTCTCCGCTGGTGGTGGTGATTTCAAGCAGGTAATTTCTGTCAAACAATCTGCTCATGAGCAACCCATTCCAGTTTATTATCACGGCCCAGGTTACTGACCGTAGGGCTTTCACCTCGCAGATATAACGCGCCAATATCAGTATTCAGACCAGCTAACAAATTAACATCAGGATGCAGCGCACGCCCAAGCACTACCGGCTCGCCGTTTTCCAGAATATCCACGCAGAAATATTCAAAACGAGTAAGCCAACGCAGCTTGAAAACCAGAAAATGCGATCCAAGTTGAATACGAAAACGTTGGAATGCGTGACCACTGGATAATGGAATGACGATCATGCTACCTCCACAATTTGGGTAATGACTTCCCCTCCGGCAAATTCACGCTGCCCCTGAGTTGTAACACTGTCACCCCAGGGTAAATTTGCGTTCGTCTCTTCAACCGTGTCGTGAATAATTGTTAGCTGCAACATATCCACGACGATGATCAAACCGCCTTCAGTCTCCTTATCGATCTCCGTTCTGGTGCTGGTTATGATGCAGTTTTTATAAGATGCGCCTTTACTGGCCACCAAATCGAAGGTTTCATGGTTCCTCTGTATAGCCCGTAACTGCTCAAGAAGATTTTGAGAGCGAGTTGTTCCATGGCTGTTCTGATAGACTGCCAGACCCACACTGGCCGCAATACCTGATAGTGCAGCCGTGCGCCCAGACATTAGCGAAGCCGCCACGCCAGCAGTAAGCCCGCCTCCGATATCAACCAGAGGCTGCGCCAGTTCTTCCTGCTGGGCGATCAAACCCCTGTACCAGTTATCTGATACCCCTATTTCCATAGTGATTTCCAGCGCCCTGGTCACCGCGTTATCTTGCGCGGTTTCAGCGGTTTCCAGTGGGAATTCACTTACGTCCGTACGCAGTTCGGTACTTTCTTTAAGGAGAGCATCAAAATAGAGGTTTCCGATCTGCGGCCTGTTTCGCGTAAACAGTCCTGTTATTGCCATCAGAATTTGTCCGTTGAGAGGTGTGCTGTCGCCTGACTGGTTTTATCCGATATTTGCCCGAAGACAAGATCAGCGACTTCATCAGCATTCGCGCCACTCGCATTGATAACGATATTGTTATTAGCGGTCACGGATCGCGAACCAGCACCACCAGCATAGTTAGTTGGTTGAGGAATGCTGTTTGCGCTTGCGTAGTACCCAGCCAGCGCATTCTGCCCAGCAGAAGAATTCAGGCCCGTCCATACCTGCCGAAGCCCGTTAGCCGCTCCGGTGATGTTCCCATTGCGAATGTTTTCACCCTGGCCCGCGCGTTGCGCCAGCCACAGAGCCGCTTTATCCTGGTTTGCAGGTGAGAAATCAGTAAGTCCTAACGCCTTCACCGCGTCATCCCATGACTGAGCTGTTATCTGGTAGCGGCCAGCCGCTGATGTTCGCGTTCCATTGTGATCAAAATATTGACGAGGATGATCGCTATAGTCTGAAAACTGAGAGCCCCCAAACAACGTGTTATAGCCATTATTGCCATAGTTAGACGTACCCTCAGCCAGAGAAATTAAATCAAGGAAGTCTTGCTCATTTTTAGATACCCCGCCCTGTTCTATTTGCTGAAGATATTCTTCTTTCCAATCCACAGTGCCAGTAGGCAAAGGTTGCCCTGGGTTTCTTTTTTGCCAATTTTTAATGGGGTCGCTCATGGCTTTAGCATCTTCATAATCAACAAAAGAGTTGCCAGGAGCAATAACCCCAAGGATTGTAGCGATCACTGGATGGGCCAATAAACCAGCACCGAATGAGCTAGCCGCTTGATTTCCAAATAGAGCGCCTATTGTTTTCCAGACAATAGCAGTGCCACCTATACCAGCCGCATAGCTGGCATACTTTGCTTCATCTGGATACTTCTGCATTAAATCATTAACGATTGCTGTGAGGCTGGACAACGGACCAATAAGATCGCCTCCAATAGCTTTTTTCAGATTTTCAAAATTTAACGATAAAACCGACAGTTCATCATTAAGTTTACTAGCATTTTCAGAAAGAGCTGGATCAATAGCTTTATGCATCCTTTCGAATTGCTCATTAATTTCTTTGAAACCACTAATTCCAGTTTCAAGTAAACGAGTGAGCGGATCATTATCACCAATACCAATCCCGCCTCTTAAAGTGCGTTGCTGATCGGCATTCATTTTGGAGTATGACTCTATCAGATATTCAATTGCGTCCTGACCAGTAAGATTAGAAAACTGTTGCGGATTAAAAACCCCATTCCAATAGGCCTGATCATTTAAACGCCCTTCGCGTGCCGCCTGCTGCAATGAAGGTATTTTTTGGACTATTGAATAAGTTGCACTATCATCAGATACACCAACCTTTTTTAAAGCAAACTGTAACCCTTCGATTTGCTTTGTAGTAAAGTTCGTAATCTTGCTTAGTCTTTCCAGTTCTTGAATTTTATTCGCCAGTCCAAATGTTGCCGAATTAAAACCTATACCAGCGCCAGCCGCAGCTCCTAACTGAACCAAACCAGATTTTAGTCCATTTACCGTATTGGTCGCGGCTTTAAAACTCTTGTCATCTAAATCTATCCCAAGAGATATGAATAAACTATCAACGACATCAGATGCGTTTGGCTGTGACATATTGACTCCATAAAAAACCGCCGAAGCGGTTTGATGTATGTTTAAAGCTCTCGTTGGCAGAATCTACATATCCTGGCATCAATCTTTACTAACTCTGCACAATGCGGACAGGTTTTAGAAGTATAATTTTCTTTTAACCTCTCCTTTTTTAAGTTCGGTCCTGTAAAAGACCAAATCAAAGAGCCGATCCATCCGATGGCCGTCCAGCCCAAAAATAAATTCATCGCTAACACAGCTTTTTTATCTTTATGCCATCTATTAAACGCATTAATAGATGGCAATAGATAGATCGCCAATAAAAATAGAATAACAAGGATAATTACAACATTGCCGTTTATTTTATCTATATATAAATCTTTGAGCAGTAAAGCCGCTAAAGATAAACAAAAAAGAAGAACGGCAATAAGAAATAAAGTAGATACGATATTTTTAAGCGACGCTTTAAAAGACATATATCCTCCACGAAAAAGAATATTATCTCTTGATTTATCAGCCCAATCTTAAACTCTTACTAAACGAGTGGTTAAACTAAGCTTTTGCTTTCTCAGCAGCATCGTAAATGTCGTCCATAGCATCGTGCATCAACTGTACCTCTTCCAGGCTATAGGTTCCGTCAGTCATATCACTCCACTTAGCAAGGGGCGGGCAAAGCTGCCCCATCCCCGTACAAGGACGCCATAAAAACCAGTCAACCCGGGTTACCTCGTTTCTGTCGGGGCGTCTGTGTTTTCGTCGCTGCTGAGATTCCAGAAAGGGCCAACATTCTCAGCTAGCGCGCGACCTAAAAGCAGCAGGAAAAAGTGAACCTGGTCCTGAAAAAGATTTTCACTCAACGGTACATTATCTGAGGCTCGTTTGAATTCCCCCTTACGGATAACCAGTTCTTTAAGCCGCTCGAAGGTCATGGTGTTTAACCCTGCGATACCGGAAACGATCGTCATGTCTTTGACGTTTTTTGTAAGATAGGGGAGTAAACCGTTTTGTGTTGCAATGCTCAACATTTCAACTTGATCCCGTGCTGGCGAAGTGTCACCAACAAAAACTTCGTTATTAATCTCGATCTCGATTTTACGTGCCATTTGTTAGCCTTATTTTTAATGTGGTTATGCTCCATTAGTCAGCGCCCGGCAGTGCAGTGCCGGGTAACTGAAAATAAAAGAGATTTATGTCACAGGTTCCGATTGTCTGCCCGGAGTGCGGAAGTAAGGTCATCAACGCAACCACCAAAATTAATTCGTTGGACGAACTCATGGGTGCCGTTTGCAGAGATTGCGGAAGAGAATTCACTAAGGATGATGTTATCGCTCAGGCTCAAAAGACGGCTGCGGATATCATCAGGCAAGCCCTCGGGAAACGCTGATTCCACCTCACTAACTAACTGAACGATTTTTTCTTTCAGAGGGGTGGTATCAATTTTAATGCTAACCCCTATTTCAATTTGACACATCAGGTTTCCTCACTATCCGCAAACTCGAAGGTAAACGTTTCGTCGCTGGCGCTCTGCTTACCACCACGCCCTAGCCCGCCGCGCTGAGTCATTACCCCATCAAACGCTTCAACAGTTTCATCGGTTCCGCGCTGCCGGAAGGTAAAGAAAAAATCCACGCCCGATTTCTCTATCGCCAGCAGCTGACGGGCCTGATCGCAGCCAGGGATCAAACTCACTGATAAACGTTTAGGTCGTGTCGGCCCGTCCAGGCGAACGGATGTTTTACCGATACCCCGTTTCAGGGTGGCGCGAGGGTCGATATCTTCAATGATGATCGGCGGATCCGTATCCCCGAACTCGTCAATCGGAAGCCCGTTTATAATGAGGTCAGCGTGGCTGGCGCCGTAGTTCTTCATTGCCATAGTCCATTACTCCACTGTTACATTCAGCTCTGCCACATGCCCTGCACGCGACAGAATGACGAGGATTTTTGTTGGCGGGAATTCGCGCTTTTTGCGCTGCGCTTTGGTCAGGGAGAGAACGTCTTCAGCCTTCGAAAGAATGACGTAACCGAATTTTGCTGTTTTCTCTTCACCCGTCTGTTCATCGATATAGGTTCCCTCTCCCAGCACGCCGTTGTTATAGAAGCGCTTGAGAGTGTCGGTAAGCACGTTTAACAGCCCCGCATAACCGCGAGGGGTCAGCGGCCGCTTCGTGCCGACGTTGGCGATATAGTTATACCCGTCCACCTGCAGGTGATTCTTCAGCACGTCGATGTTGATCACATCATCAATAAATTCCCCGTAGGAGGACATTGAGACACTGTTAATTACGCGACTTGTATCCTTCTGGCCTGCCAGTTCGATCGGGGTAAAGAACACCGTCTTTTTCGCCTTCAGGGCGTTGTACTGCGGTGTTTTCAGCTCATCGCCGTCCACACCAGGCAGCACCTGATACTCGGCGGTGATTGCCGTGTTGAGGCCATTTGGACGAAATTTAGCGAACGTGGCGGCGACCTGAACCATAGTGTGCGCCTGAGACGGGTCTTCATTGACTGCTTCAGGTGCCCGCCAGCCGACCAGCATGTGTCGGTTACCCTTATTCGCAAGCCGCGAAACAATATCGTCGGTCACCGTCTGATCGACAGCCTCCGGTGACGTGCTGGTGTACCATACCGGATGACCAGTGGCGTCGCTCCAGTCACTGAGTACCAGGAGATTGCTTTCCGTGAAATCGACCGTTTTGAAGAAGTAGTGGTATCGCCAGGCGGTTTCACTGGTCTTATTCACCGTGTCGATGATCCCCTCATCCACCGGGTTCTTCATCCAGACAGAAAGCGACGGTGGCCGGGGGACCTGGGCAAAGAAGCGGGTGGCGATATGATAAATTTCCGAGTCCGTGGAAAAGTCCGCCCCCACTTCCGTAACCCCGGAATAATCGCGGAAGGTATCAACCGGAAAGGTCTCACCACGGGCCGTTTTCGGCAAGGACTCCGGAAGGAGGGTTTTGCCGGACTGCGTTTTAATTTTTTTCCTGCTCTCCGTCAGGATCCCCGTTTCAACCGGAGGCGGGCGCAAATCGGAGGCATCGGCAAAGACAAACGCCGAGGTAAAATCGGCATAACCCAGCCCCGACGCCCCGATAATTACGTTGACCGGAATAATGTTATCTACTGAGTACGCCATTAGGCTTTACTCCTCTGTGTAATGTTCTATTGAGAAACCCGCAGCGCGTAAAACCCTGCTGCTGACTTCATGCTCAACAAAAAGATGAATGTCGGCCTGCCAGCGCGGCTGGATACCCGACTGGAAATGTGTGCTGAGATTGCGGGGATTACTGACGTAGCGGAAACCCAGTTTATTGAGGAACAAAAAATCACTGACATGGGAGCGGAAATTCGCGTTATGCAGCATCATGGCCGCCTGAGATGCGCCCTCGTTGAAGAAGTTCACCGACAGCATCAGCTCCATTGACGAGGCGGTGATTTCTTCCAGGTCCTGCCAGTTCTCCCCCAGAGACTCGTCGTATTCCTCCAGCGCATCGATGTATTCAAGTCGTTGTGAAGGCTGCCCGTAAGCCCTGATGGGTACAGGATTATAGGTGGCATAGAGTCCAGCCCCCTTCGGTGGTGCCCTTCCCTGGTCAGCCAGGATAATCCGGGGCGTGGTCATACCCGTACAGACGGAAACCAGCCGCTGCAACAGTTCGTGGAGCTCGCTGATCTCCCTCATGTTACTGGCTCCCTGATGACCTGAACGACAGCACGGCAGAAATTACGCCATGGGCGATTGTCAGCGGTCATTACGCGCCAGCGCCGCATCACTACCCCGTCGCTGAATACAAGCTGGTCGGTATACTGCCCGCTTTCATCCGGCATGAGATACGTTTTGCCATCGTTGATATGGACCGTTCTGAAGTCACTGATGACCGCCACGCCACCCTCGCCCACCAGCAGGTTTATTTCCCGCCATTTGCCAGGCTGGACGTTTACGCGCTTCAGTTCTTCCCGTTCGGTTTCCGTTTCCTGCCACACCCCGCCAGGGCCGCTGTAATCCCCCTCCTTACGAATTAACCAGATGCCCCCCTCTATCTTGGATTTGAAGGTCGAATCGACATGGCCGCGCATGTCTAGCCCGTTCCCGTACATGGTCAGTCCTCCACAACATGGGTGATCGCGTTTTTCAGAATGCCTGTATCGATAAGCGGCGTTGCGGAGCCTTTGCGCTTAATCGTCGAAGGTGCGTTAGCAGGGGCAATCCCTGTTTCAATTGCCTCTCTGCAATAACCCGCAGCACGTGCCCCCATTTGATCCAGCATCTGAAAAGCGGATATTTCTCCCCGCGATACCTGGCGGGACAGCGAAGCGAACCCCTTTTTGATGTTGTCCACGTTCTGGCGCATCGGCACGCGCAGAAATGAACGTTCAGGAATACGTCCGTCAGCGGAACCGAATTCCTGAACGGCACCAATAACGGCTATCGGTGCGCCGTCTTCATAAACGCCGCTTCCTGCCGGCAGGCCAATCAGAACCCGCTTTTTACTGGTCAGACGGTCCTGAATTTGCTTCAGCTTTTTCGCCAGTTTTTCCCCCCCACGAACCTCTGTATTAATTTTCATACAATGGCTGGCCCCGCGCTGGCCCGACGCCGCAGACGTAAAAACTCCACGCCGTACTGAGTCATGGGCAGATCACCGTTCAGAACCAGGTCATCAGTGCTTACCGATGGCACGGCAAAAGAGGTCGATTCATCACCAACACTCTTTGACGCCACCGCATAAAGCGCCCCTGCGTCCTCTTCCTCTTCGGCCCGCTTCCACATGAGTAGCCTGTGGGCTGCATAGGCATACATCCCACGGGCTTTTATTGATGCGGTTTTAGCTCTGTACTTCCCCCAGCGTGGTCCCGTCTCTGCGTCAGCCTCTTCCAGAGCACGGATAACAATGTCATCCGGCCACAGGTCGGGATTCGCAAAGGCGGGATAGTACGCGCGGAAGTTAGCCACGATCTGAGCCGTGATTTTTACAGAGTTTTTTCCGGAGGAAGGCATGACGGCAGAGGGAACAAAAAACTGATTAAACATCGCTTTTACTCCCAATAAAAAACCCACCGTCACGGGTGGGTTTTAGTCTGCGCCTTCACGCCATTTATCGATCTCCTGCCGGAGTTTCGCCTTACCCGAGTTTTTATGCGGAGGTTTGCCGAAGATACTCTCGAACTGCGCACGCAACGCGACAAGTTCTTCATCAACGTCGTCACCGCCTGGCGCCTCCTGCTCTTCGGCGCTGGCAATTTCAAGGCGGCGTTTTTTCACCCACGGATGATTTTTAAAATTACCCGCAACAGGTTTCCCCTCGCCAGGCTTGAGGGTGATGCGGTCACCGTTTTCATCAATAACCACGAGTGGACTTCTGGACCAGTTAATCAGAGTCTGCATGAATTAAACCCCGTCGATGTAGTGGAAAGCACCAGGCACACGAATTTCAGTACCACCAGTACGGGTCAGCGCCGGTACTTTGAAATTCACGTTGTCAGCGGTAGCAGGAGCCAGGAACTGGAGCGGCATAACGTCATGGCCTTTGACCACTTCCATATCCTTGCAGTAGACGACCATACGGTCTTCATCCAGCGGGGTTTCTTCCGGCTGTCCGTTATCATCCTTCACATCCGTTGACAGCAGAATGTCATCGGTAAACGTCATGTCTGGGAAGTTTTCGCGCAGGAACTGCAACAGCGTGTAGTTTGATGCGTTATGCGTGGAAAGCATGGTGCGCATCAAAAGCTGCATCTGAGCGGGTGGAAGCACGAAATCAGTCGGACGAAATACCGTGTTGGTGTTATTCAGATAAACCTGGTTGTACGCATTACCGAAGAAATCAATGATCGGCTGCGTGCCCTTTGTTGGAATATCGGCCACCAGCGCTTTAAGGGTGGCTAACGCAGCTTCGCGGGTGACATTCTTGCTGGTGTAAAGACCTTCACCAATATGACGGCCCCAGAGATAGATTTTATTCAGCCCACGCTCTGTAACGTCACGCACTGCCTGAGCCTTACGCGCATCCAGCGGAATATCATAGAGCTGGGCGCGGCCAATCTCTTCGATGGTGTAGGTGTAACCCAACGCCGCCGTTTTGATCTGATGGAAACCGATGCTCGTTGCCACATCAACGGTTGGGATGTCCGTTGAGTTTGGGCCCAGCAGTTGCAGCTCGCCGCGCGCATCGGTGGCCTGAAACGCTACAGACTCCACCCAATCTGGCGCAGAGTCATCAAGTGGCACAAGTTGGGTGTATTTGTACTGAGGGTATTTTTTTTCGTAAACCTTTTGCTCCAGGTGAACAGCCTGCTGGATCAGAAAACCCATAGCTGCGGTAGGAGACATATCAAACATATTGCGTCGCATAATTTTTCCCTGAATTAAATTTATTCGCCGTTACCGGAGCCATTGCCAGCGTCGGAACCTGATGCACCAGCATCAACTGAAAGGATGCCATGAACGCGGATCTCACCGATTTTTCCGGCTTCAACGTCATCCACCCACTTAACAAGATTCAGCGCCACGCCGTTCCCGCCCGCTGTCAGGCGACCGAGATTCTCTTCATCATCAACGATGACTTCTACGGGATCGCCACCTTCAGCACCATCCACGCACAGCACGAACATAGCGCCATCTTCCAGCACCGAGGCCACATCGTTGATGCGGTACCCGCTTGCGTATACGCCTTCGTCATTCGGCGGGGTCGGGCTTGACTGCGCCTGGCTACGAACAGTGAAACCGACAATATCAGCCGCGACAGTATCAGCCTTAACAGGCGCAACAGAGCGACGAGCCGCACCACGGATCACCGCGCGGCCGAACGGAATAAATTGCTCTTCGGTAAGGCGTGACACGATTTTGTTTACTTCGATGGTGGATACCTGGCCTTCATAGCCGAGGCCGTTAAACAAGCCGAAAGAGTCCTGAGCAATAGCCATTATTTTTTACCTTCTTGGTTGCGACCATAGCGCTGGTCGAGGAAGTTTTTACGGGCGTCAATGCGCTGCTGGTTCGCATCGCCAGTCTGTCGGGTCATGACGTTGGTCATGTCGTTGGCGAAACGGCGGTGTGAATCGTTGGTGCTCTTGTTCTGTGGATCGTCAGGGTTTTCATCCTCACTTTCTTTTTGCTCTTCAGCCGCATCAAAGAACGCAGAAACATACGCATCAGGCGCTTTATCCCAGGTCGCGTATTTTTTGCATTTGATACCGGCCGCATCGAGTGCGTTGCGCTTAATGGTCAGCGGGTCCATCGAATCACAGGCGAAATTTTTCCCTGCAATTTTGCGGGCACCGCCCAGCGTGGAGACAACCTGATCGACACGCTGCTGGATTGCAGCATCAGAAGTCTGGGTTTTTAGTTCTTCCAGTTCTTCCTCCTTTTTCTCCAGTTTCACTTCAAGCTGGGCGATTTCCCCTTCCAGCTTTTCCTGGCTTTCATCGCCAGTTCGGATCCGCGTCATAAGACTGTCTAACGTGGTCTGGATCAGCGTGGCGGTGGCCTGGTCTGCCACTTCCACTTTTGCGCCGCTATCGAGAGTGATTTGTGGCATAGGTTTTTGCTCCTTTGGTTTATTTGAATCAAAAAGTCGCGCCAGATGCCCCGCCCGAGCGGAGTCACAAAGCGCTATGTGGTTAACGAGAATGTCAGTCTGAATAAATTCATAAGGTGTGCCGCAAGGGGCAACCCCAGGCTGACGGATGTATTCAGCGCTATATCCGGCTGATAGCTCGGCGGTGCCAGCGTTTATTGCGTCTATCGCGGCCTGATCTTTAATCAGGTGATCAACAACGACGAAATCACCAAACCTGCGCCCTGCGGTCGTGGCATGGCCGACAGAAACCTCTTTGAAGGTTTTCGAATCGACAAAATCGTTGGGGTGTTGAAGGGTGATATCGGCGTTGTCGTAGCTGGCGAGGCTTTCCGGTTTAAAAACTTCTTCCGGTGGGCGATAGACGTTTACTAACTCGTTCGGTGGCCTGTCCGTTAATCCCAGCTCTTGCGCGGTGTACTGCTGCACGCCAGTACGGGCCACTCTTCCAGGCACGGAGAGATATCCGTTATCAAGAATTTTTCGCTGGGAATCGACGCGGAAAGACAGCCGATCCGTTACCGTGATCCGCATGTTTTTTTCCTGAGTTGGTTTTACTTGTAATCCAGCCCCTGTATCTGGGGAATGCCAGTACAGCGGCAATTGATATGTGCGCGCCCCGGGTAAAGCCCTGTTTCCCCGTTGTACATCGCACCGCGTGACCAGAGATAAACGCCTGGCCCATAGCCCACGTCATTTCTGGCGATATAGAAACATTTTATTTTTGCCCGCGGATATTTCCCTGCCGGATTGCCTGACACCCTGGCATCCTTCGAATCAGACCACCTGAAACGGCTTATACCGGATGAAGTCTGCCGCTTGCGGTTAATGTCACTGGTGACCTTCAGCGTCTGGTCACGCGCTATCAGCGCCGCTCTGCGATACGTTGCCCCTGTCACCGCCTGAAGGTTGCGCGTCAGGGTGGTTACGCTGTCTCCCCTCAGGATGCTGTCCATCACCTGCCGCTGGATATTGTCAAAATAATCAGACGACAGAGAGCGGATCAGGGCCACGTTTTCTTCTACCGCTGCATCGAAAAAATCACCCAGGCTTTCGCGGGTCAGAAGCCCCTCGATGTTCACGCCGAGCGCCCTGTTTATCTGCTCAACGAACGCCGCCGATGTTTCTGACTCAGCCAGGCTAACTACGCGCTGCGCCAGCCTGTTCTGCTGCCCGTTATAGGCATCAGAATAAAAACGCTCTGCGGCATGGTTTAACGCGGCTTTAATCAGGTCGGTGAGAAAACTGTCGGCGGTATAGCTTCGTTTTAGGACGGGGATCAGCGCTTCCTGAACGCTGCGGGCCATCAGGCTAATCATTGCCCTTAGCTGGCCGTTGTAATACTTCTCCAGGTCGCCGTTAATCGTCTGCGGCTGAATTGGAAGGCGGCGTGACGCCTGTTCCTGAATTCTCCTTTTCAGTTTCTCCGATATTGAAGCGGAACTCCCCAGCGGCTTCTGCTCGTTCGTCCTCCTCAACGCGTCTAAGGAATTCTTCACTGATAACATACAGGCCATTCTCTTTGAGTTTTCGAACCACTGCAGATCGCGGAATGACTTTTTGCTGAAGGCGTAAATCATCGGTCTGGGCTTCTGCCAGATTGCGATCTTTCACTTCGGATTCAGTCGGAATTTCGAGAGGGTTGAACTCATAATTCAGGTCGTCAGGCGCAACGCCCAGCGTGGAGCGAATTAAAACCTCATCGATCTGGTTCAGGAATTTCCTGTACTTCGTTTCCTGATCGCCCCGTACGCGGTTGTAGTAGTTCTTTGCATCCCCCTGACCAGAATCACCCAGGCCTTTAGACTGCACGCCGAACAAGCGCGTCATGGGCTGTTTGGCGGCTCCTGCTGTCCATTCCATGAGAACGGAGAGGATTTCCCCCAGCCCACCGAATGAAATCGGCTTGCGGTCGAATGTCTCCGAGGAATCCATAAGCGCCAGCCTGAACATGGATTTCAGCATCCCGAAATTCAGGAAACGGTTCATGATTGACTGATCCATATCCCCCGAAGAAAGGTCCGTAGCCAGGTTATCGCGGGAAATCACATCAACGTTGGCTTCCAGAATGAGCGACGCTATACCGGCTTTCGCAGCGGCTGAGTCCTTCAAATCCTCCATGCATCGCCTTAATACGCTGTCATCCCAACCGTTATTGAGCAACCGCAAGCGCGGCGGCAGGGCTTCACCAGGCGCGATAATGAAATGGCTGTGGTGGACGTTCTGCACCCCGCCGTTTATCCGGTATGTTTCCGCTCGCATGTAGTTTTCTGCGGTCGGGTCCGAATAGTTGTAGGCCGAGGGAGAAATCATCGTTCTGTCGAGATTTACCAGACGTTTAAGCGAACCCTGCTTTATTTTGTCCAGCTCTAACGGCTGGCCCAGCTCCTGATCGGTAATCAGCAGTACGCCAGCACCACCGTAAACGCCCGCCCAGGTAAATGCAGCCTGTGTTTTTTCCTGAAGCTCGAATAATTTTTCAGCCTCATGAATTTTCGCCGCCTCTTTCCCCGTAAAGGTTCGCCATTCTCGCGTGGCATCCTCTACAGGGTGATCGACTACTGCCCCAGCAATCCAGTTATCGAAATAAGCGGCTTCCATTTCCAGATAATCATTGAGCTGGGTAATGGTGAAGCGGTTATAAGAGCGACGGTCGCGATTCGTTCCCATGCCTGTGACGACATTTGAAAGACTGTCAAAGACAGGCATCACCCCGCCGCTGTTGGTTAATTTAAAGCGGGGCTTCGCCGCGTGGTTTTCTTTCTCAGCCATAATTTACCATTCGTTGTATGGGGTAACGCCGCTGTCAAACGCCTCTTTGATGGCATCCATCATCGGATCAAGCTGGTCATCGTGGGTGTTAAACGCGGCGTTGATACCCTCCATTTCCTGAAGGAAATCACTTACCCATGGAGCGGAGGCCGGAAGCCTGATGTAACCAGACTCGATCCAGCCCTGCGTATCCATGAGGCGGGTGTATTTATCCTGATCGCGCTGTATCGCGCGTATAGGGCAGAGAGCGCCCTTGCGGATAGACTGAATCAGGCCAGTGCCGGAAGATTTATCCTCAACGGCCATGAAGCGCAGCGGCCCGTTCTGCATCGGCTTGCACTTGTTCCAGAACGCGATAGCTCGTCGCTTCAGCTCGTCGGATTCCCATTTCCCGCGTATCAGGTCAATCAGATAGAGATAACCGTCTACGCCCAGCCCCCAGTGCTCGAAAACAGAGAAGTCATTAATTTCTTTTATTTTCTGCGCCGTATCAGCGTAAATGGCTCGCCACTTCAGTTTCGGAAGCTGGGTGTACTCCCCGAACCACGCCGATTTAATCAGGCCACCGCCTTTCGCCGCTGGCCGTTGCTGGTACAACGCATTCCAGACCAGTGAGCCGCGCTGTTTGCACTTATCCACAAAGGCCTGAGGCATTCGCTCAGGAAAAAGAATTTCGCCTTTTTTTCTCAGCGCATATTTTTTTCCGTTCAGCTCGTGGTATTCGTCCTTTTCGGCTTCCATGGGGAAACTGACCACTCGCCACTCTTCGCCGCCCTCCTGCGCTTTCTTCAGAAGCTGCCCCGCCAGATCGTCCTTATGCCAGCGAGTCAGGATAATGATGACGCCGTTTAATTTCGGATCAGCACGCGTGAAAAATGTCGTGTCGTACCAGTCCATAACTGTTTCCTGGTACACCGGAGAAGACGCGGTTTTGTAGTCCTTTGCAGGGTCATCGATGATACCGATCTGCATACCCTGACCAGTGATACCACCGTTAACGCCAGCAGCACGGTAAGAGCCTGCATGAATGACGCCTTTACTGTTTACCATCTCCCATAGCGCCGCCGTTCTGATAGCGCCGGTACGGGCGTTTGCCAGGCATGTATCAGGGTAAACGTCACGATAACGCTCACTTTCAATGATGCGCTGCGTGTCGCGTGACATACGCTCTGCAAGGTCTGAAGAATACGAACAAGAAATCACGTTCCAGTCGGGATGTTTCCCCAGCACCTTTGCAGGGAATCTACGAGAGGCCAGTTCACTTTTGCCAGAACGCGGAGGAGCGAAAATCATCAGGCGCGGCATGAGGCCTTTTTCCACGTCCTCCAGAAATTTATCCAGCTCAAGGCAAATTAATTCGTTAAACCAGCCCGTTTCATAGGTCGGGTGGGTGTAGAGCGTGAAATCCAGCATCGACTCCCGCGCTTTTTCTACTGACCTTTTTTTAAATCCCTCCAGGATCTGCCTGTTCGTCAGCTCCCGCTTATTCCTGGTCGTCTGGTGGTGCTTCCCTGTCTGAGAGTTGATCGCTAAATCTGCCATAACCTAAACTCCGCAAAGCATCGTTCAACTGTTCATCAGTGATGTCGTTTTCCTCCGGCTCCGGATCTCCACCCTCTTTTTTTGCCGCCCAATTTTTTCTGGCCTCAATAATTTTCAGGAGATCCCGGCGTGCTGCCTCCTGATTAGCCATGCGAACCTCTAACCCGTTCTGTGTCTGCTTAATCCCTGCATACAGCCAGCGGGCATCACCTTCCAGCTGAGTGGTATCAGCAACAAAGAGCTGCGTTTCCCCCTCTCCGTTGCACCTGGGGCAATCTTCATTGGGAAAACCTGTCTCGACGAATCCAAGCCCGCCGTATTCCGGTTCCTCTTTGCCGTCAGTGCTGGCCTTCTCTGCTGCCTTGTCGAATTCCTCGATATCACGCCACTGATAAAGATGACGCTCGCCCCAGCAGTGCCGGCAGTTAACGCGGCGATACTGAACGAGTTCATTTGGATTAGCGCTGGCGATAGCAGAGAGCTGGTGAATGATTTCGTCTTCGGTGAGTGAAAGGCGTTGCTGGCGTTTATCTCTGAGAAAACTTACTGCACGAAAAACCCTGGCATTTCTCAGCATTCTTGAAGCGTTCGAATGGGCTGTATTTCCTTCCCCTTCGTAGCCAGCAATCCGGTACGCCTCGACAAGTTTTTTTCCTGCCGCGACGTTCTCAGCAAAAATTCCCTGTTTTTCTGAAAGCCCAAAATCCGCGGGGTTGAAGCTTAGAAAAAAATTCTCAGAATTATTTTTTTCTGTGGGTAATTTTGAAACCCGTTCATCATCAAGCTCGCTGGTTTTTCCACTTTCCACTTTCCGTTTTTCCACTTTTTTAGTTTCCATTTTTTTTGTGGAAACTTTTTTAGTGGAAACCTTCTCGGTGGAAACTTTTTTCTTTCCCTTTATCCAGCCTTCATCCCTGATTTTGTTGTTTATCGTGGTATGACTGATGCCGTACTTTCTTCCCAGCTGACGGGCCGATGTACCATCAGTTTCATACTCGCGTCTGATGGCCCCCCAGTCTGTTTCGTTCATCAGTCACCGCCCTGTTCTTTCTCCCGCCTCAGTAATTCGTGGTAAGCACGCGCATCACCGCTTTTCGCTTTCCGGTATAAGGCGGCTCTTATCTGTGCCTCTCCCTTTGCCCTGCCTTTGCGTATGGCCTCACGGAAACGAGAAATCTCGCTGTGCTGTTTCTTCAGCTCCGGAAGGTTGATATCCAGTACATCGGCAATTTGCTGTTCACTCATCCGGCACGCGGCGAGTGACTCAACTTCGGCATAAGGGATCATTTTTCACCCCCGATTTTTTCAGGGGCAGATTTTTTATACTTCTCCCGCAGGATTTTTACTGCGGCGTTGTTCCAGCTCACCTGATGATGGATGCGCTTATGGGTTGAGCCCATCAGGGAAATCTTCACGCAGGACGGCGCGAACATCACCGAGTAAAAACTTTTTACGTATGTTCCTGATGCCAGATACAGCTCTGTCATCCCTCCACTGTTGCTTTGCGTCGTTCCCTGTCGCAGCTGTATAGCCCCAACCGTCAGGAACAATTCACCGCGCCGCCCGAGTGTCGTGTAAGTGTTCACGTCCTCATTGATGCGGCCCATGAATTTAAACGGTCGGTCAGTGCTGCAAATCAGGCTGTTCATCGCCTTACGCTTTAGCCAGGCTGCATTGCCTGAGTCACCGAGGAAGTCACCACCCTGGGACATAGCGATACACGCGGCGGGGATTGACTCGTAATAAGCCAGCATTGCTTCCAGAACTGCATCCAGATTTTTTATCAGCGCGTATGAAGCATCCAGATTTTTATCAATCCGCAGTTGTAAGGCGCTGTAGTCATCGTCCAGCTCAATGAAGTATTTGCATCCCACAAGCCGCGCCAGCTCAAAGCAGGCGTTACGGGCGTAAAATATGGAGCGCCGATCCCCGAAGCTATCCGCTTCATCGAACCGACTGGCGATATCCTCCTTCGAAAAGATAAGCACCTGATCCCCGAATTTCTCCAGGTACTGCTCCCGGGTTTTATCTTCATCGTCGATAACGATAAAAATCTTCCCCGTGTAACCTGAACGTTTAAGCAGGTTGTACGTGTAAACTTTTTCCGGCCGTCCGTTGGTCAGGATGAACGCACAGAAATCTTCACGCATTTTCGCCCTCTTCGCTGTACACGATTTCGGCCATTTTTTTGGTCAGGTGAACGAAGCCGTTCTCTATCGCCTTTTCATAGTCGATGATCACCAGTGCAGACTCTTCAAACAAAGCCTGAACCTCTGCCCCAGCGCTGGCGTAGTAATCTGCGATTTTGTTGAAGTTAAAGACCGTATGACGCTCTGCAGCGCTCAACAGGAACTTCTCAACATCAGCAGGTAAACCAGCCTTTTTAATCCGTGACTGTAACTCCTTTGTTTTCTCCTCGTCGTACAGCTCCCCGACCTCAGGAACAATGCCTGACGGCTCGTAAACAGGTGAGTCAATTTTGGTGGTGTACGGGTCGTCATCGCCCCCAAGCGGATCGATGACCACCAGCAGATCCTCAATCTCCTGTTGGGTGAAGCCCGTCAGGGAAAGATTAAAATCCGCATCCAGCAAATCAGTTACTTCAAGCTTCAGCAGATCACTATCCCAGCCAGCATTTAGCGGCAGTCTGTTATCTGCCAGCCGGTAGGCGCGTTTCTGCTCGTCCGTCAGGCCCGTCAGCTTTACCGTCGGCACCGAAACAATACCGATGGCCTCCGCAGCCAGAACGCGACCATGACCAGCGATGATCTCGCCGTTCTCGTCAATCAACACAGGGGTCGTCCAGCCAAACTCCTCAATGCTGGCTACCAGTTGCGCTACCTGCTCACCGCTATGGGTTCGGGCGTTTCGCGCATATGGCGTTAGTTCCTTTAACGGGCGATATACGATCTTCAGCTTATCGTTCATATAACTCCGTTCTTATAGGTGGAAAGCAGTTGGCGCTAATATGCAAAATGAGCGGTGAGAAACAGCATTCGGCTTTACTAAACTAAGCCCTGCGAATCATCGTCTGATTACATTAAAAAGCCCCGCTATTGCGAGGCTGTTTTGTGCTAAATAAAGGGATTAAAAATCGCCCACTGATTTAAAGGTACTTATTCAACCAGTTAATTTGATGGCTTATAACACGTTCGAAGTGCCGCCCGTCATACAAATCATAGTGTTTCGCCTCAGGCTCTATGTAGAGTTTTTTCTCTGATGATTTTACTGATTCGTATAAGGCAATCCCTTGCTGAGGAGCGTTGACAGTATCTTCACCAGCAATCACAACCAGTGTTGGACAATCTACCTTCTCAGCAGATTGGTACGGCTTGTAGCGAAGGGTTTCATAGACTGTCAGAAATGGGATTTTGATATCCATCGAAGGATATTGTTCTTTATTTGCTTCAAAGAAGGCCTTCGACTCTTCATCTCCGAGAACCTTTGTTATTGAAACAAACATTTCCTTACCTTGTCGCTCACGTTTTTCGACCATCTTTTCAAGAGTTGCAATGAAAGACTGCTTTTCCTCATTACTCATTGTACCAGTAACAATAATTTCTCCATCAGCGAAGCCCATCTGACTTATGAGACATTTTACTTGTGGCCGTTCAACAGCAGCAGCAAAGATATGCCCCCCGCCCAGAGAAGTACCCCACAGAGCAATACGCTGTCCATCTAATTCAGGAACTCTCGATGCCCAGTCAATGACTGAACAAATATCTTCAATTTGCATTGACGGAACCAGTCTTCCCCTTTCTCCGCCACTTGCGCCAAATCCTCGATAGTCGAAAGTTATGGTTGCATAACCAGCTTCAGAGAAAGCCTCAGCATAGCGTGGAAGTAAAATTTGCTGTATTCCACAAAAACCATGACAAAGAATTACAACAGGGGCTTGGTCATGCTCCGCAGGGCGTCTTAACGTCAGGGCTATTTCAGGTGTTACTGTGTGAGTTGTCACTAACATATCTTTCTCTTCCTCCTTATAGAGAAACTAATTTATCAATTCACACAATAGAAAAACATGACCCACGTCTTAACTGGAGTCTTTGAGTCTTTACTCACACACATTTCGGATATTTCATACAAATACACCAAGAGTGCATCATGATTAAATTATTAAATAATGCACTACCAGCAAGCTATTATCATTAAACCGTCATTTAATCTATTAGTATGTAAAGTTATGACATTTTGCTTCCTGTTACACCTCACTTGAGCTCAGTTTCATTTACTGGCATGACAATATTTCTGAATTTTATCCAAGATGTTGCACACATCACTGGCGACGTCTAACCAGTCCCGTGATTTCTCAAACGTTGCGCAGCCCACCAATAAAAAAGGCACCAGTAAGGTTACCAGTGCCATCTTTGCGCCGCGTCGCGGCTGTCTGTGCGTCCAGTGCTTTCTGATCATCACACTTCATCGCTTAAGCTGAAAATGTGGACCGTCTACCGGCGTCTTCCAGTCGCCTCCCCATTCAACAGGGGTGTTTAGCTCCTGAGCGGCCTGTTTGAAGGCTTCAGAAATTTTCTGGTAAAGCGGGAAATCCCACGAAACCGTACCGCCCACATAAGCCACCACGTCAACGGCCTCCCCGGTAAGATGGCGACTGTTCAGAGTCTGGCTCTTACCCTCGGCGAAAAGCTGTTTCTGCCGCTCCTGGGTGCGGAGACCTTCAGTAATACCAAAATCAACCGGGGAAAGTTCAAGCGCACGGCGCACCACTGCCACCAGCTGTGGCTTCACCCCTTTGAGGTTGTTTTCGCTACGCCGCGAAAACTTAAAGTTACCTGTCATCATTAATACCTTTTTTGCTCGCGAAAATGGTCACCGCCGCGTTAATCAGAGAACGGCAACGGTCAACACCCGCACCGCCCACTGCGGCACCGATAACAAATGACCAGTCCATATCCGCCACCCCCAGTTGGTCGAACAGGCTCACCACCGCCAGAGCCACAAAGCCACAGATAAATCCGGCATTTAATGAACGCTTCCAGCCTTCGCCATCCCATATCGAGAAAAGAAGTGCGATAAAGAACGCTGTTAGCGCTCCCTGAATAGCCAGCCTGTTCTCATGTAAAAAATGAAGTATCACGCCCCAGCCGCCTGGCGGGGTGAAATTTTGCATAGGATTTCTCCCCGGATTGAGGGCATAAAAAAACCGCCAGGAAGGCGGTGGTGGCATAAACAAATGCATTGTTTCGTTTAAGTGGAAAAGTCTAACTCTCTGCGGTGATTCCTTTTTTCACCTTCACTTTTCGGGTATTGATAGTGTTGGCGATAGCAGTTGCCAAATCACAGTCGGCAATTGTCAGTGTTGCCCGATTATTGAAGGTCAGTATGACCGCGACCCTCGCAAGCGCGAAGGCCACAGCAACTTTATGCATATAGGAACCATCGAAAGTAATGTCTAAATCAGTTTTCAAACTTGACCTCTCAAAATCAGTTATGGTCGATTTCGAAAAGAGTATCGAATCCATAATACCCGCAGCTCACAGAACCAAAGCACGCAAAATGTTCGTCAGGGATTCTCTTGATGGCGGTTCAACGCTGCTGGGTTTAGTATATGAAATTATCAACTCAAAAGCGGCCTGTGCAGCAATCGCTGCTGTAGTAATCGCGTGGATTAAATCCAGAAATGGCAAGAAAGTAATCATCAAAAAAGATGGTGTGAGAATAGAAGCCTCTAACCTGACTCAGCAAGAACTGGAGTCAATACTCGAAAGAGGTTCGAAAGTTGTCATTGATACAGAGAAGACATCTGATTAATGACTGGGCATGGAACATAAAGCATTCGGCTGAACACTACCCGTTTGACGTATACGCAGCGTGAGGTTGCTTTGTAACGGGCAGCATCCATGCGAATGCCCTTTCTGAATATTCAACTATCGCAGGTACACAACCAATCTCCCTCACGTTGATGCTAACTAAAAAAAAGCCCCTATTGAATAAAGGGGCTAAGCTTTGGTAGGTACGCATATGAGTTTCGTTATGTTCAGAATAGTCATTGAGCAGAAACATCCGCCCTCAGACTTAGACAATTATAGTTATGTTTCAGTGATGGTGCGTTATAAGCATACTTTTTTCGGAGTATTCCAAACAAAACACTTTAGATATGACCAATCCGTTATGCCTGAAACAATTACTCACTTACGCAGTACTACCCGGAAAAAAAGTGATATCAGGACTGAAAGCCGTGAAAAGATTACCGCCTACTGTGGGGAATGTGGTTTATGAAGTTCCTGCCCCCTGACCTGGCATGTCTGGTCTGGTGGAATCAGGTGATTTTGATACGACATCCAAATAGCCTCCGTAAGCACAGCTCTAACTAAATTAGTGTCATTTTTGTCAAAGGCGAAACGGCTTAGATATAAACATTCGTAAACCACCTCACCACTATTGGAAAGGATCTGAACCTTCATAGGGCTTCCTTTTACTAACAGGGGAGCACACTACCCAACAACCCCCCCTGGTTAGTTGGACGGTGTAATGTGCTCTCCTGATTTTAGAATCGTGTAAGAACGTTGATCGCGGCTTGCATCGCTTTACGCATTTGTTCTGTATGCTCCGGGTTATTGGATAACAGCGCCGTTTCCAGAACGTTGGCTATATTATGCTTTTTTGTCTCGATATCCGTATCGCAGAGGTACATAACCGCCTGACCTACTAAACGACACATTTCATCGTAAAGCTCATCTGCTTCTTTAGACATCCCTTATTCCCCTTCGTCAAAGATTATCTGTGTGATAATGCAGCACCGTGAAAGGGATATGCAAAACAATTCATATCAGAATGCGGAGCCGGCAGCGGTCTTTTCAGAAATAAAACGCTCTCTCAGCGGTTTCCAGTCAGGGAGTAACGCCCAGAAGATATAAAAGGTGTGTGGCTCGTACTCTTCACCCATGAACGGATAAATGCCGATGTGGTACACGCCTTCCTCGTCACGGTAAACGCGAATTGATGCTTCATGCCATCCGTCACATGGATTGAAAATCAAAACGTCCCGCCCTTCCATTTCCTCAGTTGGCTTTTCGCTTGCTGGACGGAAAACTAACTGTTCAGTGATCGATGTCGTCACACAACCTCCAGATACGAAAAAACCCGCTCGGTGGCGGGTTTATGTAATTTTGGCAACATATCAAAATTAGCCTTAATTGTGGGCTATTTTCACAACTTTTGCAAGTTACGTAGCATCATAATGTCATTAGCTTACCTGCCAATTCCTCTCGTGGCATTACTAACCATCCTTTCATTTTCAGTGTCGCCATAACCTCTTCAATAGTCGCCAATTTTTCAGGGTGAAAGCGGCGAATAAATGCAACATTGCCATCTCGTATGCATAAATGGAGATCGATGTTTAGCATATCAAATACTGGAGTCGCCTCGCTGGCCTGCTTTTTCCTCAACTCAGCATCCATTGCATTAAATTTCGCAATGTAAGCCTCTTTGAGCCTGGCTGCCTTCTTACCTGTAAATCCCATAACCAAAAACATAAAGCCGTCTTTTGTGATTTCGTAATAACGAATCTCGCGTTCTGCAACACCAATAACTTGATTTTCGACGTGGGCTGAAAAGTTAGCCGACGTGAATTCCGCTGAACAATCGAGGCAGTCAATTTTCTGAAGGACATTTTTATGCTGCTTATCAAAATAATCGGCTACGGCCTGAGACGTGGTTACTAGTCGACCTTTTTTGAAAAACACTTTCGGAGCTTCTGAGGTAATAGCTATAGCTGTATTCATGGGATAATCCTTTACTGTTTAGGTTATCACCACTACTGACGCCAATCAGTGAGGTGGTGAGACGTACAGGGTTGGCGTAACC